TATCAAAATCGTCAAAGTAAGGAGCGACGTTTAAATTAGTTTCCTGTGGCATGATTCTTTAGAATTGCAAAATGACTTTGATATCTTCTCTTTGGTTAGCAGACCTAGTAATAGAAGGTCTGTTATCAACATAAATTATATTTCCAGAGTATTTTTTAACTTCAGGATTAGAAACTCCTTGAGTAAAACTCTGACCAAGGTAATATGTTCTATTATTTATTACAGTACTTATACCAGGATTACCAGATGAACCAAAATTGGTATCTATCCCTAAAGTACCTTCATTACTAGCAATATTAACATTTCCTCCAGTTGTTGGATTTGCTGTAAAGGAATGTAATGAATACCCATATTTTGGATCTGTTCTTAAAGATCCATCAGTATTAAATCCAACCAAACTTTTTTCTTGCCAATACTTTAAAACCCCAGTAGTTTGATCATAAGAAACAACTCTACCTACTGCAGTTGAACCAACCCCTACAGTTTGAGTTACTTGTCCATCTAAATCAAAAGTAGCAGTAGTATATCCTGCTCCTATCAACTTTAATGCATATAAAGAACTTGCTTTAGAAATAGTTAAATTAGCAGTAGATTCAAAAGCTTGAGGATTTTCTACAATTCCAATTCTAGCAATTTGGTTTCCTGTAATAAAATCAGGATTTTCTGTATCATTTTCAATCTTAGAATATACTAAAACATTAGTTGCTCCCAATTCTCTATAAATATCTGCTCCATGACCACCTTGAGGTGGAATTATAACATTAAAAACAGGAATTGTGGTTCCAGTAGGAACTCCTCCAGTTTCTAAATCTACAGTTCCATAAGTATAACCAGATCCACCTTTTGCAATATTAATAGATTCTACTTTAGCATCATTATTAATAACTATAGTTGCTTCTGCACCTGATCCATCTCCAGAAATAGGAATTCCAGTATAAGTTCTATTAGCAGTTCCTATACCTGCTCCTCTATTAATAATAGTAGCAATTTTTAATTGACCGCTAGTAGATGCATTATCTCTTACAGCAGCATCATTTGTATTTGTTTCCCAATCTGTGGGAACAGGCATAAAATTTGTAGAATCAAATTTTGAAATATCACTTGGTTTAATAGTATAGAGATATTTCCAAATATAACCATCACCACTATCACCTGCATTTTTAGGTTCAAGATCTGTAAAAGTAGGTTGATCTAAGGAAGGTCTTCCAGTAGTATTCTCAGGATCTGTGCCATTCTGCAAACAAATATAAACTTTAAAATCTTCATTTACTACAAAATATTTTGCCGAATATAAATTAGTTGCACCAGAAGGTTGAGATGTGTTTGTTCTACTAATATCTCCACGATACATGTCATAGGTTATACCTGAAGTCCAAGTATGTTTACTAACTACTCTACGTATATCAGAAGATGTAATCTTCTTCAATGCAATCATAGTATCCCAATAATCATCTTCTTGCTCAAAACTATCCTTAGGAGCAGGAGGATTAGCATCCCAAGTAGAAGAATAATTAGTAGCATTAGGTAAACCAACGAAAGAATAATATGAATTTGACGAGGAAGTTGCTGTAGAAACAAAATTCTTCGCATTCAATATTCTAATTTGATCAGTTATAATGGCTGACATTTTTACAATTTTTTAGTTATTTATGTGTTATAATTTGCAGATCTTAAAGGATTAACTCTTTCAATTATTGGAGAACTAGATATACCACTTAATCCAGTAGAATTACCAGCATAAGAAGTAAATACTCTTGCTGATCCTCTAGGAGCAGTTTGTATTCTACCCCAACTATATTCACCAAAGAATTCGCTATGCCCAAGTCCAGTTAATCCATTATAATCTTGCACACTAACTATTACTTGTGCAACATAAGTCAATCCAATTCCTATACCCATAGTTTGAGCAATAGAAACTTGAGCAACTTCATAGATATTATCTAAGAAGGAAGTTCCTATACCAACAACAGTGCCATCTTGATATAAAGAAGTTACTGAAGCACCTACATTAGAATTAAATACTGTAAAGTAATATCCTGTTGATATTCCACTTACTGTAAGAGCACTTCCTACAGTAGCAGCATTTCTGAATAATGAATCTTTTGGAAGAAGTAAATCAAACACAATACCAGTTGATGCTACACCAACAGATGTTGTAGAAATACCAGATATAATTCCAAAATCACCAGAGTAAGATACATCATTAATAGTTTCTATAGAAGCAGCTGATTTAGGTTCTCCTATAAGAACTGATGGAGCAGCAGTGTTAGTATAAGCAAAACCAGTAGATGTTCCTCCATAAGAAACTGTAATAGCATTTACAGTTCCAACACCACTAATAGTAGCAGTTGCTCTAGCACCTTGAGATGTGGTCAAACCTATAGGAGTAACAATAGAAACAGTTGGTGCTATTGTGTATCCAACACCAGGATTTGTAATATCAAATGAAGTTACAGTTCCAGCAACAGAGACAAATGCAGTAGCAGATGCGCCAACTAAACTATCTTGAGAAATAATTCTAATATCAGTTTGTCCAGTATAATTTTCTTTAGAACTATCAAAGAAGGTTCTGATGTTAGAAACATAAATTACAGTTGATCCTACTCCAACAGATTGTATAATATTAGTATTAGGATATACTAATGGTTCATAATGAGGTCTATCCTTAGTGACTGCAACACCATCAATAAATTTATCTTTTGTTTGTTTAGTCCAATTAAGAGATCTTTCAAAAGTTTCATTAGTTGTAATTCCTGGACCTGCATAAGGATTGGTATTAAGACTATCTGATGAATTAAGTCTAGTAACTGTCCTCTTATTTTCTTCTAAAGCAATATCTTGATCATATAATTTAACTTCATCTCCTTTTTTGATTGTTTCTAAAATATCAACATTAGTAACATCAACAGATCCTGTTCCTTGATAGAAAAGAATCTTAGAAGTATCTCCTTCTTTAGGAGCTTCTTTAAAGGTAATATAACTACCACCTTTAAAGGTATATCCTACATCAGGAACTTGAAGAATATCATTAATGAATACTAATAATGCAACTTCTACATCAATATTAGATCCTGGTTTTGATTGAATAGTTTGCTGAACTCCATTTAAATTTAATGCAAAAGAAGTTGTTTTACTATCAAATAATGAATCTAAAGGATCTAAAACTTGGAAGTCTCCAACTGTCCATCCAGCAAAACTATCACTTACTGTCTCATTAACTGTAAGTTGGAATTCTCTAAATTCATCAGCACCAGCAGTCGGAATACCCACAGCACCACCAACACCTATGGTTAACTTTTGAGTTTCACCATAACCATATCCTTGATTAATAATTTCAAAATTAATAACACTACCACCTAAACCGACTACTATATTTGCTCTTGCTTCTGATCCCACTCCAGATTGATTTGAAGAATAGAATAGAGGCATATTATCATAAGATAATGGTTCATCAATAACAACTGTTGGTGGATTAGTTGATGTATAACCAGTACCAGGATTAGTAATAGCAATACTTACAATATTACCACCACTTATTGCAGCGGTACCAATAAACTCAATATTAGGTGCTCCTGTGCTTAATGTCTGAACCCCTACATTAACAATTGTCTGGATACCAGTTCTATACCCTGATCCACTGTTTCCTATGCTTACAGAACTAATAGTACCTAATCCAGATACAACAGCAGTACCACCTGCAGCAACCAATGGTTGATATCCCAAACCTTCAGTTGAACCTACAGAAACAATAACACCACCAAGAGGAACATTGGAAGTATTAGGATCATATGATACTGAAGAAATAGATCCTGTAAACTGAATACTACTAATACCAACATTAGAGGAATTTTTACCCTCGATAATTGTATAGTCTCCAGGAACAGATACTCCACCAGTATATCTCTGTGGTCCTTGAGGAACTTGATTAACTAATATAAGAGCATTGCTGGTAGAAAATCCTGTTATATTACTTCCATCAGACTGAAGGGTAAATTCAGTAGTTAATCCAGTAAAGTTGCCAGAAATATCATCAAAGATATAGTTACCAGCATAAGGTTCGTCAGAACTACCAGTAATACCAGATCTCATGAATGATCTTCCATTAAAAGATGAATGAGTAGCAATACCGACCCAATCCCTTTCATCTGGTTCATTAGTTGTAGTTGATAATGGAGTTAATCCAACAGGAGCAGTGAAGAAGTTAACAGTACTATCAACAATATTATAATTTCCTTCTACCTTAGTAATTAAAGTTCCATCACTATGAACACCTGATTGTGTACCCATCCAAGGTCTAGTGACAAGTAGGACGTTGGTAGCACCCAATCCAACAGAATCTACCTTCATAATCTCATCACCAATCTTCAACATATCACCACCAGTAATAGACGTTATTCCAGATAGTTTAATCTTATCTGTAGTAGCAGATACATCAGCAGTAATGGTAGTAGTTACAGCAGTTGAAACTATTGGTGATTGAATTACATTATCAATACTTAATATACATCTTGAGTTTTGTTTCTTAGAAGTAAAGGAATGAGAAGTTCCAACACCAACAGCAGTAATATCTAAGTAAGTGGGAGTTGTTTTTAATGCATTCTCTGCAGAAGTTGCAAGTCTAAGAGTAGAATCATCAACCTTAATAGCATACACTGTAGAAGGCATTTTATCTGTAGTACCATATCCAGTTATAGCTTGTGACTCAATTTCAATAGCCGAAGTAGTACCAGCTCCAGTATATCTGTAAGATAATTCTTCACCAGTAACAAAGTAATGATCTGGTAATCTAATAGTATCTTCAGCTAAACTAACTGTTGTAGAAGCACTTCCTACAAAATTTCTCTTAAAGATTGGTAGTTGTCTATGCTTAAGATCAAATGCTCTCTTAACGTCAGTCTCAGTAGCAGTATAAGCACCAAAACCAGTATCAATAGTAGCATTAGTCAAATCTATTTCAGTATTCTCATTTGCCTCATCAACTAGTCTTAGAGCAGCTTGGAATACCCTAACCTGAACATTTGCACTTGCTATAGGAGTAAATGTTAATGTAGTATAATCTCCAGAAATAGCAGCACCAAAATCACCAAGGTTAGTTACAGTTTGGTTGATAGCATATTCTGTTATATAAGAAGTAGTACCATCATCTACTACTATGACTTCTGATATCTGATAATGACTATTAGTAGTATCTTCTACACATACGACATAATAAGCGCCATTAAATGTCTCAGTTTCATACTGTGCTACTGTAGTAGCAGAAGGAGAACCACTAGCAGATATAGAAGTGTATCTAGAATCTAAATTAGCAGTGTTTAGTGATGTAGTACCAACTCCAGCAGATGAAGCATTTCCAAAGTCAACATGAACAGTATTAGCAACATATGTACTTGCAGTTGATACTGTAGGATGAAGATCTAAATGAACTCTAGAACCAGCAATATAAGCACTATAAGTTCCAAGACCAGGTTCACCAGAAGCACTACCAACAATACCAGTAGATAACTGTCCATACTCAATCATATCAACATTAGTTCCATCATGAACCAAAGTTATCTCATCATGTTCCCAATATGAAGCATCACTAGCAGCATAGGATACTAATACCTTAGATCCTCTGTAAGTAGTAGCAAAAGATACAATACTATGCTGTGTAGTGATTCCTAAAGGTATAGTTGTAGTGCTACTAGTAATATTAACAATTCCACCCAATCCAGTAGAACCTACACCAGCAACACTGTCAGAAATGTTAAATGCAACATTAGAAACATCATAATTATTAAATTTAAACTTCTTGGGGAAAAATAGTAATCTTCCATCATCACCAGCAATATCCATATCGTAGGAACCTAAATCCCCACCAAATTCACCAAGGTCAGTATTAGTTTCAACTCTACCATACTGGTTTAAGAAGATATTACCACTATCATCATGAAGAGCAGATACTAAGAGTATTTGTCTTTCTTTAGTAAATCTCTTATCCCTAATGAAGGTGATATATTTTCTATATCTTACACTTGCCAATGTAAAGCTATCAACAGACATAAATGCATCTGTTCTAGCATTATTATTAAATTCACTACTAATATCATCTACAGTCAATACCCTATTACCAATAGACTCATTATAATCTTGCAAAATTCTAGATTCAAAAACTATTTCATCAGAAATAATAGATGAATCTAACTCTAATGTTTTTTCAGTTACAAGATCAAAATCAAATACAGTATTTAAACTAATAGGTTCTACAAAATTTGTAATAACATCAAAACTAGTTCCACTTTGAACAGTAGATATACCTAATGATTCTTCATTCCTAATAACCAGATCACTGAATTTTTTAAATCCTCCAGTATGGTTTAAGGTAGATACAGGTTCATCCCATT